GCACAACGGGTCGAACTGGGTGCCGATCATGCGCGGCGGCAACCTGATGTTCGAGGACCTCGATCTGGCCGCGCTGATCCAGCTCACGATGGAGGTTGTCCAAGACAACCTCGGCCCTTCTTTGCGCGGCCTCCTGGGCCAGAACTCGGGGGCCGCAGAGGACCGGCAGTCGACTACCTTGCAATGACCGACCAGGACGAGGAGTGGTGTCTCGCTCCCGTCCACGCCGGGATGTGCCGTTATGAGAGCCTGCTAGACGGCACCTTGAGCCTCGACGACATCGCGCGGATGAACGAGTTCCTGATCGTGCGCGCCGAGAACGAAGCGCGCGCCGCCGAGGCGCAGAGGGAGGCACGCGATGGCTGATGACGTAATAAAAAGTTTTTTAATCGGCTTGGGATTTAAGGTCGACGAAGAAGGTCTGAAGAAGTTCAACGCCGCGATCCAGAACGTCGAGAAGTCGGCGAAGCAGTTCGCGGTGGGCTTCAGCGCGCTGGCGATCGGGATCGAGGAGTCGATCCGCCGGGTCGGGCGACAATTCGAGAACCTGTTCTTCCTGTCGGCCCAGCTCGGCACCAGCGCCAATAACCTGAAGTCGCTGGAGTTCGCCTTCGGGCAGATCGGCATCGGCGCCGACGCCTTTAAGGGATCGCTGCAAAGCCTCAACCGGCTGATGCTCGACTCGCCGGGGATGAAGCACTTCATCGCCGGTCTGGTGCCGGGCTTCAACGCCGCCAGCGGCACTGCCGAGCAGGCGCTGGGAGGGCTGATCGACAGGTACGAACAGCTCCTGAAGATGCCTGCGGGTCCGCTCAAGGACGCGGAGATCGCCAATTACCGCGACCTCCTAGAAAAGACCCTGCACGTCAACGCCGACATGATCGCCCAAGGGGCGCGGTTCAACACCGAACGAAAGAAGTGGGCGGAGGAGAGCAAGAAGTGGCTCGCCTCCATTGGGCTCGACGCCGACAAATCCGGGAAGCTGGCCTTCGAGGCCATGCAGTCGTGGGGCTTCCTATGGATGCAAATCTCCACGATCTTCGAGAAATTCACCCTCACCGTCTTCCCGCTGCTGAAGCCATTGCTGGACTGGTTCGGCAAATGGATGACGGACGTCGCGGCGCCCAAGGTCAAAGAGCTGGCCGCCGACTTGGAGCGGTGGTTCAGCAACCGCGAGAACATCGAGGACTTCAAGCAGAAGCTGGACGCGGCAGGCAAGGTCATTGCCGAGCTATGGGGCGCCGTCAAAGTCCTGATCGGCTGGCTCGGCGAGCTGAACAAAGCCATTGGCGCCACCGGCACCGCACTGGTCGTGCTGTTCGGCTTCTCTGCCATCAAGGCGATTATCGGCGGCCTCGTCCAAGGTGCGATTGCGGTGATGTTCGCGCCGTTGGTCGCCGCTGCCGGGGTAGCCGGGCAGGCGGCCGGAACGTCTTTCCGCAGCGGGTTCCTGGGCAAGCTCGCCCTTGCCGGGATCATCCTGGAGGGCACCACCAGCCACGGCGTCAGCGGCCTGATCCCGACCAGTCGGACCCCGGAGGAGGAAAGGAAGCACTGGCAGGAGCAGCAGGCAGGAGAACAGCGCGCCCGAGCGGAAGAAAAAGCCCGAGGCGAAAGCTCCAGCGACGCCTGGGGTATTCAGCAGGGGTTCAACAAAGCCTGGGATTGGCTTGGGCTTCCGAAAGCCAATGACGCTGGCCGACCGCACAGCTACGACGGCCCGCCGATCGGCGGTCAGGGGTCGATGCTCGACAACATGGTGCTGGGCTTCCAGCACTGGTGGGCGGGCAGCGGAAACTTCCGCCCGCGCGTCGATTTAGTAGACACGATCTACAATAAGATCGCCGACGTGCTGCGGGACGTCTTCGACCTTCACCCCGGTGCCGACAAACCAACCACAGGCAGCACGGGAACGGGCCCCCCCGGCAGTGGCACAGGCGTCGGCGAGGTACACGGCGGCAGCGGTATGCCGGGCCGCTCCGGCGGCGGCCGGGTACGGCCTGACAGTGGCGGCGCTCCTGGGGCCGGTGACCTTTCGCAAGCGGCGCTGGAAGCTATCGCCAAGGGGGAAGGGACGCTCAAGCCGGGCGGCGGCATCAACTACAACGTGGTCTATGGCGGCAAAAGCGTCGACCTGGAGCACATGACGCTCAACAAAGTGCTCGAAATGCAAAAGGACATGATCGGTAGGCTCGGAGCCTCTCCGGTTGGCGGTTTCCAGATCAACAAGCAAACCCTCGAAGGGCTGATCAAGCAGTTAAAGCTCGACCCAGAGACAACCACGATGTCGCCCGCGATCCAGCAGCAGATGGCGAGCCAGCTCTATCGCACACGCGGCCTGCAGCCGTGGTCGAACCCACAGACCGCTTCCGGCGAAACCCAGCGGGCATTTGCCCAGCTACAACAATCCGGTGGTCTTTGGGCCGGCGGGGCAGGTGGCGCCGAGGGGCCTGCGGGCGGCCACGGCCTCGCCCGAGGGCGCGACCTGAGCGGTGTGCGCGAGGCGCTGGTCGCGACGGTGGATGCCGCCGCCAAGATGATGCCCGAGGGCTACAAGGTGGTCCCGACCTCCGGGCTGCGGCCGGGAGATTCAGGCCAGCACGGACACGGCAACGCGGTCGACGTGCAGATCATCGGGCCGGACGGCAAGCCGATCGCCAACCGGGGCGAAGACGTGACCGGCATGTACCGGCAGTTCGCCCATGCCTGGTTCAACGCCGCCCAAAAGATGTACCCGCAACTGGCGGAGCAGGCTGCCTGGGGTGGTGAATTCGGCACCGAGAAGGGCGGCGGCGGGCCAAAAGACCTGATGCACGTCGACTTCGGTGGCAGGCGTGGACGCTACCGACGCGAGGACTGGCGCTATGTCTCCAAGGAAGCCAACGAGCGCATTGGGGCCTACAACCGCAACTTCGGCGAGGCGGCAGAGCCCGGCGGCGAGTCTCAGAGAGACGCCTTTGTGCGACGGTACGGGATGAGCCCGGAGGCGTATCGGCAGAGCGCCGGCACCACCCGAAACGTGAACGTGGACGCCGATCACAAGGTGACGATCAACATCCACGGGGCACAGAGCGCCACCAAGACAGCGCAGGCGGTGGAGGAAATTCAGAAGCGGCACGCGCTGGTGGCGGCCCGCAACCTGCGAGCGGCAGTTGCCTGATGCCGACGCCCTCCGAGTCCTCGTCCCGCTTCCCGCTGGTCTCAGACCCCAACAAGACCGCCGACCAGAACGACAAGTTCACCACCCCCGCCCCCGAGGGCGAGGTCATCGAGCTGCCCGAGGTCAAGGTCACCGCCAAGGCGGACCCGACCGATTACGGCGGTGGCGGCGACGCCCCAGCCGAGCGCCCGCCGCAACAGGCGGAGCATCTCCAGTTCAAGGAAGGCGCATATCAGTATCTGCGCAAGATCGACCTGACGCTCTATGCCAGCGCGGAGAAGAACGCCAAGAAAGAAGCCGGGCTCAGCCTGTCGCTGTTCCGGGTCGACTTCCGGTTGACCAAGGCGACCAACCAAAGCCCGAATTTCCTCGACCTGAAGGTCTACAACCTGTCGCCCGCGAGCGTGAAGAAGCTCCGCCAATTTGGCCGGGTGCAGCTCTCCGCCGGGTACCGCGACAATTTCGGGATGATCTTCGACGGGCGCGTGGTGATGTACATCACCGGCAAAGACAACCCGGTCGACAGCACCCTCAACATCATCGCGGGCGATCAGGACGAGTACCTGAACAACTCGATGACCAGCCTGACCTTCCCCGCCGGCACCACGCCGGAGGATCAGGTCAAGACCACGCTGCTGGAAAGCGGGGCGACGGTGGGCGAGGTGAAGCTCGGCGCCGGGCAGCAGAAGACGCTGCGCTCCAGCGCCTACCTGGGGGACACCCAGCGGTTTATCCGGCAGCACATGAACGCGACCAACTCCGACTTCTACATTGATGACGGCAAAGCATACGCGATCAGCCGTGACGGCTACCGCGCCAGCGAGATCGTCAAGCTGACCCCCACCACCGGGCTGGTGGGCTTCCCCCGCGTGACGCCTTCAGGCATCGAGGCGATGTGCCTCCTCAACCCGAAACTGCGGATCGGCGGGCGGGTCAAAATCGAGCTGACCAACGCGGATGGCAGCCCCGCCATCATGGACATCCCGTACCAGCCGGGGGCCGACAACCCCTACGAGTCGACCGCCGCGCCAGCGCTCACCGGGACCGGGCAGGCGTACAGCCTGTCGGCAGCCTCGCTGACCAAGGACGGCATCTACAAAATTGCGATGATCACCCACCACGGGGACACCCACGGCAACCCCTGGTACAGCGAGCTGATCTGCAGCGCGGGTGAGGGGACCGTCGCCCCCGGCACTGCCTTCAATCGCAAAGTGGTCGCGCGCTGATGCCCGATCCCTGGACGCCCGGTCTGTTCCGGCCGCTGGGCCGCTCGATCGGCGGCATCGTCGCGCAGGTCACGATTCAGGAGCGCGAGCACGACGAGCTGATGATCACGGAGCACCCGATCGAGCAGGGTGCGCCGATCACCGATCACGCCTTCAAGCGCCCCTCCGAGGTGCAGATCCGGGCCGGCTGGACGGTGGCTGGGGCGGGCGACCTCTCGGCCAACGGCAACGGCGTCTACGGCGTCCTGTTGCGCTGGCAAGCCTCGCTGGCGCCCTTCGTGCTGTACACCGGCAAGCGTGTCTACAACGACATGCTGATCCAGTCGCTGACCGTCACCACCGACGAGAAGTCCGAGTTCAGCCTGATGGCGGACATCACCTGCCGCCAGATCATCCGGGTGCGAGTATCGACCGCGCAGGCCAGCACCAGCCAAGACCCCGCCGCCCATGAGGAACCGGACAAGACCGCCAGCGGCTCGGACAAAGGCACGACGCCGACCCGTGACATCGGTACCGGCGGCAAGATGACCGCCGCGCCGCCCGGGGGAGTAGCGGGAGCCGAGAGCCTGCCGGACCTACCGCCCGAGCAGACCGTGGGTGTCGGCGGCGCCGAGACCCTGCCCGACCTGCCGCCGACCACCGAGGGGACGAAGGTCGAGACCAAGGTGATGGAGAACAACAGCCCCGGCGTCTTGGGTGGTAAAGAGTTCACCGCCCCGATCCCGCCCGCGCCGGGCAGCCCCACCCCGCCGACGCGGATGCTCGGCAAGGTCTTCACACCCGCGATCCTGCGACTGATGCGGGAGGGCACATGGCAACAAACGTCGAGATACCGACCGAGTGGGGGCGCCCGTTCTCAGAGAGGGTGACGCTGCTCGACGTCACCTACACGCTGCATTTCAAGTTCAACACGATCGCCCAAGCCTGGGTGGTCGACGTCTATGACGAGGCCGACCGGCAGCCGATCCTGCTCGGTGCGCCGCTGGTCACCGGCTGCGACCTGTTGGAGCAGTTCGCCTACCTGCCGCTCGGCGCCCGCACGATCTGGACCGTGATGACGGTGGGTCCGGGGTTGCCCCCCGACGAAGTGCCGACCTTCCAGAACCTCGGGCTCGACGGGCACCTCTACGCCACCATGCCGTAAGGGGACGCATGCCCGACTCGATGGACCCGCGCGATCGTTTTGGCGATCTGGAAGAAATCTACCGCCGCATCATGGAAGCGGCGCAGACGCATGTGCAGACGGCGCTGCCGACCGTTGTCGAGGCGCACAACACCGACCAGAACACCGCCGAGATACAGCCAGCGATAAAGCTCCTGCACTCGAAGGACGACGGTACCCAGAAGTGGGTTCAGTTCCCGGTCCTGAAGGACGTGCCGATCCAATACTACGGCGGCGGCGGGGCGACTTGGACAGTGCCGCTGGCCAAAGGCGACGAGGGTCTGGTGGTGTTCGCCTCGCGCTCGATGGACGCCTGGTGGCACGCCGGCGGGGTGCAGCCGCAGGTCTCGGCCCGCATGCACGACATCTCGGACGGCTGGCTTCTGCCGGGCGGGCGCAGCCAGCCGCGCCGCCTGAAGAACGTCAGCAAGGAGTCGATGCAGCTCCGCACCGACGACGGCAAGAGCCTCTTTGACTTTCACCCAGGCAAGAAAGGCACCGCTCGCGAGGTCGAGATCAAGCCGCGCATCACCGCGACGATGGAGGGCACCATCGGCATGGCGTCGTTCGGCGCCACGGTCGATCTGCAGGCGCAGGGCTCGGTCGGGTTCGCCTCCTCCGGGGGCGACATCAACATCGGCGCGACGATCGGGAAGGTCTGGGCCAAGGGGCCGCAGATCATCCTCGACGGACCCAACGTCAAGCTGGGCGGCCCCAACGCCAACAAGTGGATCGCCCCCAACGTGTACGTCATCGCGGGCGGCGGCGGTGGCTCGGGCGGCGGCGGTGCGGGCCAGACCGGCATCGTGGTGGGGCCGATCACCCTCAGCCAGGACGTCATCGGCTCCGGCGATCCCGACATCCCGACCGAGGTCGTGGCGCTGCGCCACCGCGCCATTGCGACGATGGCGCCGCTCGACGGCCAATCGCTGCGGTGGAGCGAGAGCAACCAGTTCTGGTACCCGAGCACGGTCGCGGGCGACGGCGGCGGCACTGTCGGCCCGCCCGGACCACCCGGACCGACCGGCCCGGCAGGACCAGCCGGCCCAACCGGCCCGACCGGACCAGCCGGACCACAGGGGCCGCCGGGGGACACCGCTGGCGGAGCCGTGGTCAATACCGGCGAGGCACCGCCGACCGGGGCGCTGCCGGGCTGGCTGTGGTGGGACAGCAGCGACGGCGCGGGCCAGCTCTACGTCTGGTACGTCGACCCGACCGGGCCGGGCCAGTGGGTTGCCGCGACCAACCAGCCGGGGCCGATCGGGCCGCAGGGCATCCAGGGCATCCAGGGCATCCAGGGGCCGCCGGGACCGCAGGGCGCCGCCTCGACGGTGCCGGGGCCACAGGGACCAACCGGGCCGCAGGGGCCGACCGGAGCCGCCTCGACGGTGCCGGGGCCGCAAGGGCCGACCGGACCGCAAGGCCCGACCGGGCCGCAGGGACCGAACTGGCAAGTCGGCACCGGGCTCCTCCTCAACACCGCGACCGACCCGGACACGATCTACATCGACCCGGCCTATGTCGGCAGCGGTGGTGGCGGGGATTACCTGCCGCTTTCTGGCGGCACGCTGACCGGCGGGCTCGTCATCAATGAATACCCGTCGAACTTCCCGATCGACATCGTTGTCCCGAGCAACCTCTCCCAGACCCTTCGGATCAGCAACACGCTGATCGGCGCGGGGGCCAGTTGCGGCGCCGCCATCGAGATCGTCGGGGTGCGTGGTGACGCCAACGGCACCTTTGACGGCCGGGTCGGGATCGGCTTCCGCCGGACTGACGGCAACCCGATCGACGCCGCTTATTACGGGCGTCTCGGCACCCTTGGGTTTGGCGGCCAATGGGGCACCGACCAGACCTATCAGCCGGCGAAGATGCTCTACCCGGCCTCGATCCAGGCGCGGGTCGAAGGTGCGCTCACCGCCGCCAATAGCATGCCGACCGCGCTACTGTTCTGCACCGGATCGGTAGGCGAGGACCTCCGCGCGCCGAATACCAACTTCGGCACCGAGCGGATGCGGATCAAAGCGGATGGCAGTGTGCTGATTGCCAGAATGCTGTCGGTCGGGACTGGCCTCGGGGCCTGGGAACAGGCGCTGGTCTTTGGTCCGTCCGACGCCAGCCATGCCTCGATCCGTGGCAACGGCACGATAGTCGAGGCGGTGCGGGCCGACGGCGCC